ATGCGCTATGATGGTCATACGCATTTAAGAGAGGATTGCATGAAACTCAAATTAAAACAGCCGGACGCCGAAGTAGTGGCCGCCGCGCACGAAGAAGCGGTTAGGGCAAACCGTCGCCGTAAACGCCCGCGCGTAAAGCAAAGTCTGTACCAGTCATCCCGGCATTCCGCCGAACTATGGGACCCGAACTATTGCGACGAGTTAATCCGGTTCTTCGACCGTACCTCATGGGAACTCGTACCCACGTCTAAAGGCGACGAACGCCCGCTTATCCAGGACAAACCGCCGTCGCTGGCCCGTTTCGCACTACACATAGGCGTAACCGTTCCGATTATCAAGCTGTGGCTGCGAGAGGTTCCTGCCTTCGCTGAAGCATACGAAACGGCGCAGGCCTTGGAAGAGGCGTATTTCACTGAGACCGGTGCTGCCGGGATATCTGCTACGTTCGCCGCAGCAAAACTTGGGCTTAATAAAACTGTTGTGGAAGAAGCGCGCGACGAACCAATTAGCGAAGTAACTATTAAGGTGGTGTCCGGTGAACGTTGATATAACGGCTACGGAACCGCAAGGCGCGTTCCTTAATCTGCATTGTAAATTCCCGGCCTTCGTCGCTGGATTCGGCACAGGTAAATCGGAGGTCATGTGCAACTCCGCCCTACTCGACAGCATGGAAGGTGGTAGTGATTCACTTATCGCCATGTATGAACCGACATACGACCTGGTGCGCCTTATCCTCGCTCCGCGTATGGAAGAGAAGTTGTCTGATTGGGGTATTCGTTACAAGTACAATAAATCAGACAACATAATCTATACATCATCCGGGCAATTCGGGGATTTTGTCCTGCGTACATTGGATAACCCGGCGCGAATTGTTGGCTACGAATCGTTTCGCGCAAAAATAGACGAATTGGATACGTTAAATAAAGACCACGCCGAGCACGCCTGGAACAAAGTTATCGCCCGTAACCGTCAGTTGCCGCGTACATATCGTCCGATTACCCCGAAGCCCGCTAATACAGTTTCGGTATTTACGACGCCAGAAGGCTTCCGTTTTGTGCACGACAGATGGGCTGTAAAAAAGAAACCAGGCTATGAAATGATTCAGGCCTCGACAACATCCAACCCCTTTCTACCGGAAGATTATGTGCAGTCGTTGCGGGATACGTATCCAGGCCAGTTAATTGATGCCTACATCGATGGTGAATTTGTCAACCTGACATCCGGCAGCGTGTATTATGCTTACGACCGACGCAAGAACAGCAGTCGAGAGACTATACAACCTGGGGAAACGCTGTATATCGGTCAGGACTTCAACGTCGGGCATATGGCTAGCACCGTATACGTTCAGCGTGAGTATGTCTGGCACGCGGTAGCCGAGCTGGTGGATATGTTCGACACCCCGGATGTGGTCAGGGAGATTACCGAACGATGGAAGCGTAACGGGCATCACATTGTTATGTATCCGGACGCCAGTGGTAAGAACCGTAAATCGACTGATGCAAGTACCTCGGATATTGCACAACTGCATAACGCTGGTTTCGAGATACGTGCAAAATCGGTTAACCCTGCCGTTAAAGACCGTGTAGCATCGGTGAATAAAGCGCTGGAGTCTGGTAGATTAATGGTCAACGAACAGGCTTGCCCGGTTACAGCACGTTGCCTGGAGCAACAGGCCTACGATAAAAACGGTATACCGGATAAGACAAGCGGCAACGACCACCAGAACGACGCGACAGGATACCCTATCGCCTACGAAATGCCGTTGGTTAAACCTGTATCCCATATCCCGGTTACTTTCGCACTTTAAGAGGATTATTAAATGTTAACAGCAAACGGCCAGGGTTCTGGCGTAAAAACCAAGCACCGCGAATGGTTGCATTACTCCCCTAAGTGGCAGAAGGTGCGTCACGCGCTTGCAGGTGAACTGGTGGGCTACTTACGCAACGTAGGACTGAACGAACCAGATAAAGCGTACGGGGAAGCGCGCCAGGCAGAATATGAGGCTGGCGGCATCGTATACAACTTCACCCGGCGCACGCTGTCGGGGATGGTCGGTAGCGTCATGCGCAAAGAACCGGAAATCAATATCCCGAAGGAGCTGGAATACCTGCTTAAAAATGCGGATGGGTCTGGTGTAGGCCTGATACAGCACGCACAAGATACACTCATGGAGATTGACTCGGTAGGCCGTGGTGGTCTTCTCGTCGACGCTCCGGAAACCGGCGCTGCTACGGCGGCTGAACAGAACGCAGGTCTGCTTAATCCTACAATCGCTTTTTACACGACTGAGAACATCGTTAACTGGCGACTCACGCGCGTCGGTTCCGTAAACCGGGTAACTATGGTCGTGCTGCGCGAGACATGGGAGTACCACGAACCGGGAAACGAGTTCGAAACAAAATATGGGGAACAGTACCGGGTCCTGGACATCGATAGCGACGGCAACTACCGTCAACGTCTTTTTCGTTTCGATGCCGAAGGTGGTGCGCAGGAAGACGTCGTGGAGATTTACCCGGACTTAGGGGAATCATTACGGGGGGTAATTCCGTTTACCTTTATTGGGGCGACCAATAACGACGCCACTATCGACGACGCGCCTTTGTTGCCGCTGGCGGAGCTTAATATCGGGCATTTCCGCAACAGCGCGGACAATGAGGAGTCCAGCTTCGTTGTAGGGCAACCCACGCTGTTTATCTACCCAGGAGAGAACTTAACACCGCAGTCGTTCAAAGAAGCGAACCCCAACGGTATCAAATTTGGCAGTCGGCGTGGGCATAACCTGGGGTACGGAGGTAGCGCACAGCTTATCCAGGCCGGCGAAAATAGCCTGGCCCGCCAGAATATGCTGGACAAAGAGCAGCAGGCTATCCAGATTGGTGCGCAGCTTATCACCCCGACTCAGCAAATCACCGCACAATCTGCCCGAATCCAGCGCGGTGCCGATACATCCGTCATGGCGACAATTGCGCGTAACGTAAGCCAGGCATATACAGATGCTTTACGTTGGGTGGCGGTAATGTTGGGTAAACCCGAAGATACCGAGGTTGAATTCCGCCTTAATATGGACTTCTTCCTGGAACCTATGACAGCTCAAGACAGGGCTGCATGGATGGCGGATATTAATGCGGGATTTCTGCCTGTTACAGCCTACTATGCCGCGTTGCGTAGGGCCGGTGTCACCGACTGGACAGACGCTGATATTAAGGATGCGGTAGCCGACCAGCCATTACCGGTCGCTACTGAAGTTCAGGGGGAAATCCCTCAATCGGTGCAACAACAGGAGCAGTAAACAGAAAGGCCCCGTTACGGGGCCTTAGTTTTAACGTATATTAGCCGCACATTTACGCACAACCCGAGGTATCGTCTCTTTCAGTTCGCCCCATGTATTAATGGCCTCCATGTCAAGAAGCGTCACCAGGGCTTTCTGGATGTCACTTCGCAACTGATTGGTCTTCGCATCCTGAGAGTCCCAGGTATCGAAACCCGTTACTTCGCGGATATCTACGGATTCCTTTACCGCTTTAGCCACCTGTATGAAGTGTCCACTGTGGCCGATTCTTCCCTCCGTGCGCTCAACCATTCGACTAACGGCGGCGTTAAGCTCGACAAAGCTAACCGCGCCAATGTTTCGTAGTTCGACCTGCCGTTGGGTAATAAAACGGTCGATAACGAGGAAATGGAAATAAGTGCTGTATTGCTCCGCAATATATACCGCAAGGTGAAGGCACACAAAAGTGGAGCCGTTTCGCCCTCGTGTAATCCTGACGGCATCCTTAATGCCAAGCTGCTTTTCACACTCGGCCTTGAAATCTTTAAACCCATCTGTCGTCATTAGCTGCCGTAGGTGCTTAAAGCCCATACCATTGTCTAAGCGCCAACGGTTCATCTGGTCGACCAACTCGTTTACGTTAATAAAGTTGTCACGGTCGAAAGTGATTTCTCCATACGGGAACTCTAATGTTTGCAATTTCATGTATATCACTCCTGTTTAAGTGTACGTTTAAATTCTACATTCAAATGTAGAATTTAACCGAGCTCTTTTTAACCTTAAATGCGTATGATTAAATGGTATATATAGATATACCATTTGTCAATGCTCTTTTTAACCTTAAATGCGCATGATTATGTCTATACCCTACTGGCTGATATGATTGTTGCGTAGAGACAGGAGGGGTACATGAGTCTTTTAGAATCGATTATCAGCCATCAGATATGGTTACAACGTACCGCATCCGGCGAAGTGAAAGACCTCGCGCCGTTCATTCAAGAGATGCGGGGCGAAATCAAACGGCAGGTGCTGCTATTCGGTGACGACGGGCGAAGCACCGCGCGGCTTAATAAACTGTTACGCGACCTTGAAAAAGCGCTAACCGGGCTTACTGATGACTGGCAAACAAAGCTGACAGAAGACCTTAAGGAACTGGCGGCGTATGAGGCCGAGTGGAATGTAAAGGCACTGGTCGCCAACGTAAACGCGGAATTTGTTACGCCTGGCGCCGAACAGGTGTGGGCCGCTGCCGAGTTTCAGCCGCTGTCACTAAGCGACAAACCTGTCGATTTCACTAAACTGATGTCGGGCTGGGGGGGAACAGAAGTCGCGCGCCTGGTAACTGGCGTTAAGATGGGTTTCGTACAAGGTCAAACCACACGGCAGATTGTTAAGAATGTTGTTGGTGCTGGTGGGCTGGCGGACATTTCAGAACGTAACGCAGCTACAGTAATCCGCACCGCACTGTCCCACGTATCCAACGAAGCCCGCAACGAGACGTACCGGCAGAACGGTGACATCATCGAGAAGTACGAATGGGTGTCAACGCTGGACAGCCGTACCAGTACGATTTGCAGGGCCAGGGACGGAATGACGTGGGAAATCGGTAAGGGGCCGACGCCCCCGGCGCATCCTAACTGCCGAAGTACCACGGCACCTGTAATCAGTTCCGAATTCGACTTCCTTGATAAAGGCGCAAAACGGGCGGCCAGGGGTGCGGACGGCGGCACTCAGGTAAGTGCGGACACCACCTATTACGAGTTTCTTAAACAACAGCCGGCCTGGTTCCAGGACGAGGCACTCGGCCCTGTCAGGGGTGAGATTTTTCGTAATAGTGGGATAACCGCAGAAGAATTTCGTGTAATATCAGTAGATGGATTCGGGCGTCCGTTAACTCTTAAAGAGATGGCGGAACTCGATAAGCGTGTTGCCGATTATCTGAAAGAGGAATAAAGATGGGCTTTTTCAAAGTTAAAGATGTGCCTTCGCGACGTGTGGTTCAGTACTCCCGTGTGTCCGGTGTGGGCGAAGGTGTCGTGTACATTAAAGATGAATCTGTTCTTGGTGAGTCGGTAGATGAAATGCCGTTCGCCGATAAGACCGGACTGGTAGCAATCACCGACGGTATCCTGTACGAAGTGCCGTATCGGGACGGAGCGGGTGATGTGTACTTCGATACACAGCCAGCAGATGTAGAATTGAAAGACGGTTCCGCTAAGCTAACCGTAGTCGTGAAAGGTGGTAAGGCTCCTTACGATTTGCAATGGTTTAAAAATGGTAAAGAGGTGATCAACGTCCCGTACGTTGAGGGTGAACTAACTGTTAAAGACCCGGGGGAGTATTTCGTCAGGGCGGTAGATGCCGACGGGGTATCGGTGGTAAGTAAAGCGGCTAAGGTCTCAGAACCTGAGTAACGAAAGGCCCCGTCAAGGGGCCTTAATTTTACGCACCATTATTCCAGTTATTCCTTACCAATGTAAATTCAGGAATACTTTATTCAAAAAGTAGACTTCTATTATTTTTTATGTTACGCTACATACGCTTTCAGCGTACCGCGGTGCGGACGCGTGAAGCGGGCGTCACAACGCCCTAGCGTAACCGCGAACGCATTCGGAAGGGCCGAGCTATATTGCTTTCAGTATTTATCTAAGATTCGCCGTATGATGTTTACAGATATACGAGTTTAACGCCCGGCTTACGCCGGGCTTAGCGTATAAAGAAAGGGGATACTATGAATTGGAAAGTAACCGCGATAGCCACGGCAGCCGGTATCCTCTCTTTGTGGTTATACGGCCAGTACAACTACAGAAGCGGGTGGGAAGAAGGCCGCGCTAATCTTGTATCACAGCAACAACAGAAAGCACAGGCCGAGCTAGCGAAGAAAACACAACGGCAGCAGCAGAACGATACTAAGGCCGCCGCCGCCGAATCCGAAGGTAAAGAAAACGCGGAGGCTATCACCCGTGAAGTTATCAAATACGTTACCCGTCCTGGTCGTGTTGTTTGCGTGTTCCCTCCTGAGCGGGTGTCAATCAAACGGCGCGCCGCCGAGAATGCTAATTCCATCCCCGGATATGACACTAATGCAGCCGCCGTGCAAAATGGCATTGCCAAGTAGTGATGCTGATGAGGACCTGGCCGTAGATGTGCAGAACGCCGAGTGCACACGGCAATTGCGTCTGAAAGTATTCCGGTTGCAGGAGTACATAAGGAATATTCTGGAATAGTTGCCTTAGTAAGTGGAATAATTTATTCTTGTTACAGAAACACCGGGTGGCCCGGTGTCCTAAAGTCCAGGGGACATATTGACTATGAATCGTTTTTTACGTTACCCGCTTCATGAAGAAGCCGGGGTGGAAGATAAACCGGGTGCAGGTGACTCGCCAAAAATGTACACAGCCGAAGAAGTTCAGGCGCTGATTGCACAAGAAGTAGCGGGCCTTAAAGCTAACCAAGAGGCGCTACTTAGTGAGAAAAAGGAAGCCGCGCGCCGGGCTAAAGAAGCCGAAGAAGAACGGCAACGTGCCCACCAGGAAGCACTGAAGGCTGCCGGTAAAATGGACGAATTTGAAAAGACGATTCGTAGTCAGTATGAACCCGTACTGAAAGAGAAAGAAGAACGCTATGCTTCTTTAGCCGCGCGAATTCTTGGTAGTGAACGTAAGGCTGTTTTAGGTTCTTTCGCTGGTGATTTTATCACCCCAGAAGCGGTAGAAATCCTGGCGCCGTTCGTTAAGACCGAGTTTGAAGGCGAAGACGTAGTGACTAAATTCATGGGTGCGGATGGCAATGTTGTTACTACCGACCCTGAGCAATTCCGCAAATACCTGCGCGAACATAAAGCTTTTTCACATTTGATTAAAGCAAATGCAGCTTCCGGTGGCGGGGCTTCCGGGAATAAAGGCGGCGGGGCCGCACCAGCGTTTAAAGACATGAGTGAAAGTGAGCGTTTAGCGCTCTATAAATCTAACCCTGCCGAATTCGAACGGCAACTTAAAGCCCTGAGGAAATAAATAATGGCAATTACCACTATTGGCAATATCGTAACCGGCAACATCCCTGTACTGGCGTCTTATATGACCGAAGACCCGGTAGAGAAAACCGCGTTTTTTGACTCCGGTATCCTCACCCCTACCCCGTATGCGGCTGAGATTGCTAACGGTCCGTCAAACATCGCTAACCTGCCGTTCTGGAAAGCTATCGATACCTCTATCGAACCTAACTATTCGAACGATGTGTATCAGGATATCGCTACTCCGCGCGCTATTCAGACTGGTGAAATGATGGCCCGTGTTGCCTACCTGAACGAAGGCTTTGGTCAGGCAGACCTTACCGTCGAATTGACCAGTCAGAACCCGTTGCAGTCCGTAGCGTCTCGTCTGGATAACTTCTGGCAACGTCAGGCACAGCGCCGTCTGATTGCTACCGCCCTCGGCCTGTACAACGACAACGTGGCCGCTACCGATGCATACCATGAGCAGAACGACATGGTCGTAGACGTTTCCGCCACCCTGGGCTTTGACGCAGGCGCGTTTATTGATGCCACCCAGACTATGGGCGATGCATTGATGGGTAACGGTGGAGAAGTTCTAGGTGCTATTGCGATGCACAGCTTCGTATATGCTCAGGCCCGTAAAGCCCAGCTTATCGACTTCATCCGTGATGCTGAGAACAACACCATGTTTGCTACCTACCAGGGCTATCGCGTCATCGTTGATGACAGCATGACTGTAGTAGGCCAGGGTGCACAGCGCAAGTTCATCTCCATCATCTTCGGACGTGGTGCTATCGGTTACGGTGAAGGTTCCCCGGAAACCCCGCTGGCGTATGAGCGCGAAGAGTCGCGCGGTAACGGTGGTGGTGTTGAAACCCTGTGGACGCGTAAAACGTGGTTGCTGCATCCGTTCGGTTACAGCTTCACCAGCGCTGTAATCACCGGCAACGGTACCGAGACTATCGCACGTTCCGCTAGCTGGCAGGACCTGGCTAACGCTACCAACTGGAATCGTGTAGTTGACCGTAAGCATGTGCCGATTGCGTTCCTTGTAACTGGCGTCGGTGCTTAATCGTAGGGTATACTCTTGAGGGACTTCGGTCCCTCTTTTCATTTATATGGAGACTACATAATGTCAAAGACAGGTAAAGGGCTACCACGCAGCCTTGTTAACGCGGAATTCGATATTCCCGCGGCGACCACAACAGCAATCGGAGGGGTTAAAAAGTCCGCTACGGTAGTGGCACCACCGGCGATTAGCGCGGGTAGCGGTGCAGCCGCCGCCGCTGCACCTACGAAAGAAGAGTTCGACGCACTGGTCACCAACTACAATAAGTTGCGTACGGATGTGACTTCATTGCGCACCGCCGTTACTAATCTGTTAACCGCCCTTAAAAACGCTGGTACTGTATCCTGAGGAGGATAAAAATGGTTGATGTAATTAAACGTCGTATTGTTGGTGTATCTGATGATAGTCCGCAGGACGGGCAGGTTGAAATTGATATGGAGAACGTGATGCCGTTGCGTTTCTCCACCGGCCTCAATGATACTACCGCGGTAACCGCTGGGCAGGCTATCACCCTTACGGTGGAACTCGCCGACGGAATGGACCCTAAAACGGTTCAATGGTATAAGGATAATAACGCTATCGCGGGTGCAACCGCTTTGACTTACACTAAGGCCAACTCCGCGGTGGCGGATTCCGGTACTTACAAAGTCGTAGCGCACGACGGCTACGGTAATATCATTTCAGATAGTACTGTAGTGACAGTAAGTTAAATACATGCGGCCCCCGGGCCGCTTTAAGGATTAGACATGGCAGATAATTATGTAGTAAGGGAGCAATACAAAGGTGTGGTTGAGGTTGATGGGCAGTTAACCCCGATGCGCGAAGAAGCGAACCCGGGCGCATTAATTGAGACTCAGCCGACAGCAGAAGAACAGCATTACAACGGTGGCGGGGAGCCTAAGCAACGTCGTCGCCGTAAAAGTGTAGAGGAATAATTTATGCCGCTTATCGTGGAAACCGGTCAAGGCCTGCCAAATGCCGACTCTTATGTTAGCCTGGAAGACGGGCGGGCGCTGGCCGCTAAGTACGGTCTCGAACTACCAGAAGATGACATCGCAGCGGAGGCCTCTCTCCGTAATGGCGCTGTATACGTGGGTCTTTTTGAGTCTCAGATGTGCGGGCGTCGCGTTTCAGCAAACCAGGCACTGGCTTTCCCCAGAACGGGTATCGACCTGCACGGGTTCCCGCAGCCATCCAACGTAATACCATCGTTAGTTATTCAAGCTCAGGTGATGGCCGCGGTTGAGTACGGCGCGGGTACGGACGTTCGAGGGTCTACAGACGGGCGCGAGGTGCAGACGGAGCGGGTAGAAGGCGCGGTGACCGTGTCCTACTTTAAGAATGGCTACTCAGGCGGTACAGTAAGCATAACGGCAGCCGATGACGCGCTACGTCCTCTTTTATGCGGGAGCAATAATGCCTACTCCTTTAATGTCTTCAGGGGTTAAACATGGCTAAGACTAAATCAGAAATATTCGCCCTGATTGGGGCAAACTTCCCTGATAACCAGTCCGGGCTAATTACACCCGAAAAGTTGCGCGAAGTTACTACTCAGATGGCGGACTCTATGCTGTACGGTGCTAAGGAAGTAGAAGTCCTTCGCGCGTCGTCTACAGATATTCAGGCACCGACCACCACGGGTACAGCATTAACCGTAGCCTTTGGAGGGGCGCAGAAAACAAGCGCCGACCCGGTAATGATTAACGCGTCGGGTGTAGTTAAGTTACAAGCCGGACGTACTGGGGCGAGCGGAACGTCTATCCTTCTGTCGCGGGTTTTGCTAGGTGGTGTGCAATTCGGATCACCCGCCGCGACTAAACTGGCGAGCGCGGATTCCACAATCCCCATTGAATCTCGTGTTGTTGTGAATGCCACCACAGGGCAGACTTTTACGGTAGAGATTATGCGAGATGCCGCCGGTTCCAACTTCGGCGGGTTATACCCGCAAGTGGCAACGGTTACGTCCTGGGGTGTGGCCCCATCCGCACTACTGGTCGTTTCAAGACTGGAGGGTGTGTGATGAGCACCGCTTTTAGTAAACGGATGCAAGGCGTAGGTACTCTCCTACTATCAAAATACGGCAGCACGGTAACTTTGGTGCGCAAAGGCCAGAAAACATGGGACCCTGTTTTAGGGGAGTACGAGTGGGGGCCCGACGTTGTACTTCCCCTTAAAGCGGTTCCTGTACCCGTTAACGCTGGACTGGTAAATGGAACTACTATACAGGCAGGCGATGTGATGGTTAAAGCGGATTACAGCGTAGTTCCGAAGATGGATGACAAGGTGCAGTTTAGCGGTGAACAATGGTCTGTAGTTGCTATTGAGAAGAAGATGGTTAACGATGATGTTGTGGCATACTTTATTCAGGTGAGAAAATGAGTTTTGCGCTTGATGTGTCCAAGTTCGTGGAAAAGGCTAAGAAGAATCCTGAGAAGGTAATGCGTCAGGTTTCTATAAAGTTGTTTTCTGCGATTATCAAAGCGAGTCCCGTAGATACCGGGCGATTTCGTATGAACTGGATGGCTTCAGGAAGCGCCCCCGCCGATGGGACTACGGACGCTACCGATAAATCGGGCAACGCAGCAACCGGTAAGGTTACGAGTTTCGTGCAAAACGCCGCTGACTGGCATACCTTCACCCTCACTAACAATTTACCGTATGCACAACGTCTGGAGTACGGTTGGTCGCAACAGGCCCCGCAAGGTATGGTCAGGACTAACGTCAGCAGGTTCCAGCAACTACTAAATGAAGAAGCCTCTAAGGTGAAATAATGGCAACATATTTTGAGGACTTAACGAAAGCATTCGACTCGGCGCTGGTGACGTTCGGCATGGACAACGACATCAAGGTTGCGTTAGAGAACATCGATGCGCCGACGTCTACTGATATGCCGTATCTTGCAAGTTATATGCTGTTGTCCGATACGGAGCAAGCCGACTTGTTCTGGACTGAACAACGGTCGGGTGTTTATCAGGTGGACATTAACGTTGGGTCAGCTCTAGGTAGTGCCCCTATCAACCGATTAGCTGATAAGCTAAACGCTACCTTCGCGGCCGGTAACTGTTTTAGTCGTAACGAAATCTGTGCTGAGGTACAATCAGTAAGCCTCGGTCCTCTTATTGTTGAGAATGGATGGGCGAAGAGGCCTCTCTCAATTAATTTCATAGCATTTACAGCGAGGATTAGATAATGGCGTTACAACCATATAAAGGCGCGATGACCGCGCAATTTTACGTTCGTGAGGAAACCCCTGGGGTGACGCCAGCTAACCCGGTATGGCAGCCACTCCGCAACACAGGCGGCATCCCCGCGGTAACCCGAGACGCCCTCATCTCTAATGAGCTAGACGGCAGCAACGAAACATCAGCTATCCGCACTGGCAACCGTCAGGTAACAGGTGAGTACGCTATTGAGCTAAGTGCGGAAAGCCAAGACGAGCTGTTAGCAGGCGCAATGGCTAGTTCATGGGTAGCGGGTTCCACCGCATCGGCAATCGGCGTCACAGTAGACCCGGTAGCGAAAACTTTTACACGGGCTACCGGTAGCTTTGTAACCGATGGTGTTGAAGTAGGTGACCTGGTGCAATTCGATGGTCTGTCCGGTAATAACGATAAAGCTTTCCTCGTTACCGCGGTAACCGCTACGGTTGTAACCGGTGCTGGCATCCAGCACACTCTAACCGCCCAAGCAGACGCCCAAGCCGATTTGCGTATCGCAGATAAACTGGAAACCGGTAACTTGTGTAAGACCTATTCGATTCTTACGTGGTTGAAAGGTAAGTGCGGAAACCCGGATTCATATATCGTAACCAGAGGCGTTGAGTTTACCGGGTTCACTATCGAACAGGCTGTTAACGCAATGGTCACCGGTTCTTTCCCGTTCATCGGCTTGAATCAGGAAATCTTACAAGCACCGCCGAGTGGTTCAGACTTCACGACCAATTTTAGCGCCCGCCCGTTTGCCTCGGTTGATGTATCTGTTTACGACGGTGCTGCACCGCTTAAACTTATTGACACGTTCACTATTACTAACGACAACGGGGCATCCGCACAGTTCGAGTTGGGAAATAACAGCGTGGCATTTGTTGAGCGCAGTCGCGCGGCCAACACCTTCTCGCTGGCAGGTAAACTGTACGACCTGACGCTGTTAAATAAATTCCTGGATGAAACAGAAATGGAGGTATCTTCGGTTCTTGATGGTCCGGATGGCGCTATGAGCTTTACACTCAAACGTGCTTCACTTACGTCCGCAACCCCAGAAATCGGCGGCCCGGAGTCTATTACCCTTTCTCTTGAGGGCCAGGCAACCGGTAACCGGTTCCAGTCTTCAATTGTTATCCAGCGCATTAAGTATGCTTAATAAAAAGGCCCCTTTCGGGGCCTTAGTTTCATTCCTCAAGATTACTCAGATATAGTCGGTATTTATCCAGACTCTCCATCGCCTCGCGTAGGTCAGTATCAGCATCTTTATGCCCCCGTAAACCAGTACACAACAGTTTCTTCAATGCGTGCTGTAGTGCAGGGTCGCGGATATCAAAGGCTCTCAGAACGTCGTACACATCACAGGTAATGCTGTCACCTTCAGTGTTTGTCATTGTACGGTTGTATTTATTTGTCATCCCAGCATCTCCGGAGAAATAGTTAGGCGGGCAACCTCGCCATGTTCGGCGCTATAAGTAATTACATTTGCACTACGGCCCGACATCCATCCGCCACGGGAGGCATAGGCGTCTTTAGCCGCCAGGGTGCGGTGTTGCTCAACAACCATGTTACGGCTTTCTACAATCTTCTGGTGGTGTAAGTGACCTACGTGTGCGTAACTGTACACGCTTTCCCCGAACGCTTTGCGGAACTTGGCGATCATAACCGGTTCGATAGCGTCGAATCTAGCTTTATGGCCGTGGTGAAAGAACAGTGTTGTTTTGCCGTGCTGCACCATCTTGTACACATCCGGAGACGTATCCACAAGTACACGCGGTTCGTTGTCGTACAGTGTGTTGAACATCTCAGCCAACCAAATCATGCCGGATTCGTCGTGGTTTCCTTGCACGATAAGAAGGCGCACTGATTTATGCTTAACCAGCGCCATGTTAACCACACGTCGGACCATACGAATCATGTAGCGCACCAGTTTCTGGTAACGCGTGTCCGCGTCCAGTACATGGCCACTGGCAGGCGTAACGGCATCAAGGCTGTCAAAATGCGCAAAGTCCCCTAATAGGTTAATAACACCCACACCGGCATCAGGCGCCTTCTGAAACGCCGCGTCGAACCATTTAGAGAAAAGGTCTTCTGCAATCTTCATGTCCCAGTCATCGCCGCTCTCGTCCGCCCAGGCCAACATGCCTAAATGAAAGTCAGAAACAGTGTAAAGATTTAGCAACTTTTCGTTTAGCCGCTTTTTAGGAGGGGGGACCACAGAAACCGGCGTAATATCAGACTTCATTCCGTCGATGACCGCGCGCATTAATTCTACCTGACGTTCAGCATCAGTATCTGTTTTCACCCATTGAAGTTTTGTGTTACCGAATTCATCTACCAGTGACGACGTACCCTTAATCTTATACCCATCGGGTACAAGGTGGCTTACGTCGCGCCCGTGACCAATGCCTTTCTTCGCCAGGCGCGCGGAACGAAGCTGAACATTACGGCGTGACATATTGTACTTTTTAGCTATTTCTGTGGGGCCGAGGCCCGCATTTAGCTCTTGCTGCAACTGTTCATCTGTTATTTTGCGAGTGACCATGCTTATTTCCTAATTGTTTAAGACAAATCTGATTCTAATAATGTAAGTTTAATTTAGCCAGATCATTTACTCTCCGACCCCATGGCCCACCCCGCCAACACCATTTGAAGCCTTGTCGCGGTTAACAGACTATAGAATGCATTTCCGCCAGTTTCGACTGAACTAATAACCGAATAAGTGACAACCTGCGCCGGGAGACCGGATTTACCTATTTTTTCGGCGGCTATACATTCATCTATCGCAGAAGTTCGGAACGCGTGTACTAACTTTTGGTCGTTACCGTCAAGGGCACCTGACGTATTAAGGACCGTTTCGCTAAAAATAGTTTCACAAGGATGGGCGAATGGCTGTAAAGAAACAGTTAACAAACCTAGAGCGATTAATGTCTTCATAGCAACCTCTTTAACTAAACAATGTATTGTTGATGTGTAGGATAATAGGACACTATTAACGGTTGCGCAAGCTATTTTGCTATTCTTATTTAGCGTCTACGGTCGCACCGGAAAAGCGGGTGGTTCCCGCCTGACGCAACTATCAAACCTGTAACCGACTAACCAAAGGATATTCTTATGAAACTTAGCGATTTTTATTTTGTAGAAAAGCACCAGAAAGGGACCATGATGCCCATTCCCCTACCCAACGGCAAAGACTCCGGGGAGTGGCTTCAAGTAGTTGGACCTGATTGCGATGCCGCGGTTAGAGCAGGACGGGCTTATACGCGAGCGGTATACGCCCTGAAAGACTCGCTGTCCGAATTGGATGGCCAATGCAAGGAAAAAGGGGACTGGACCCTGTATAACAATGAATATACGTGGGCCGTCGAAAAACTAAACCATCAGATGGCGAAAGAGATAGTAACCGGTTGGTCCTTCGACGAACCGTTCACACTAGAGTCCCTGGAAAATCTCCTGCTACAGTACCGGGGGTTAAGTGAGTTAATTTTGGCGCATCACACCAAGAGCAAGGAATTATTGTTGGAAAAGTAGAGGCGCTGTATGACTATGCCCGTTGGTTGTTCGTCGAGCGAGACGCTAAACAAAAATTCGACAACATAGCCGCCGGGCATGAGGCGGCCCTTATCGCGATGGGGAAAATAGCAGCGGCTAAAACCGTTGAGGCGGAAGACAAGCATCCGCCTTTTATCTTCCAGGAATTAATGGATAAGTACCGAAAATTGAAGTTCATACAGCGCGAAACGACATCCGAGATAACGCTTATAGCCCGGGAAATGCTAAACTGGCAAGACCTCGAAGCGTTCAAATCGGCGACGGGGGAAGAGATAAGTATGTTGGAAGCCGAGCTTATCATGGGAATAGACGCTATTTTTGAGGGCCGAGATAATGGCTGATACCGCATCACTCATCGCACGGGTTAAGACCGAAGGCGCCCGTCAGGCCGCGCAGGAACTCGACAAATTATCCACATCGGCCAACACCGCCGAGGGCGCGGTACAGAAGTTAACCCCAGCAGTGGATAAAACTAACTCAGCGACATCAAAAGCCGCTGGCGACGGCTTATCAAAATTCCGTAACGCGGCCGGGCAAGTTGGCTTTCAGGTGCAGGATATGGTTGTCCAGTTGCAATCCGGCACATCGGCGTTCGTCGCGATAGGACAGCAGGGTTCACAGTTGGCCGGGGCATTTGGGCCTGGCGGTGCGGTACTCGGTGCGATAATTGCATTAGCTTCTGCCGTTGGTGGGGTTCTGTACAAATCACTAACATCCGCAGAAGCCAGCACTAAAGACCTGGAAGCCGCTCAGGAACAATTAAAGAGTACCTTTCAGCAAACTTCGTCCGGCACATTTGAGCTCACCGATGGCCTCATTCAACTGACGCGAATAAGCCGCGAAGCCGCCGAAACACAGTTAGCGCTGGCCAAGGCTAACGCCGATATAATTGCGCAGCAAACAGCCAAAGCTATCCAAGAAGACGCTAAATCCTGGGAAACATGGAAAGCTTCGACAACCGCGGCAATCAGTCAGTACGACGCACTAGTGGCTAAAGGAGCAGACGTAGGTGATACTCTCGAAAAACTCGGCGGCACCTACGAGGGGAATATCGTTGGCGTCAATATGCTGGCGCAAAACATAGGGGAACTTAGCGATAAATTCGGTGTTAACCGTGAGCAAGCATTAGAAATGATAGCGGCGCAAAGCGCCTTTAACAAAGAACCAACCGCCGAAAATGCTCGCCGCATATCGGACGTGTTTACTGAATGGTTAGGGACGTCTAAAAACCTTAATCCTGAATTGGTTCGACTTACAAAAAGCGCCAATGATAACGCCACCGCATTGGAAAATGCGGAGAAGTCCACCCGAGCCGCGGCGGAAGCGCAGAAGAATCTTGGAAATAATGTAAATGCGACTACCCAACGTTTGCGGGAGCAGAATGACGCTATTGTCAAAAATCAACAGATAGCGATTCTCAGCGACCGGGAGCGCGTTAAGGCGCAAGCCCAGGCCGACAAGGAAGCATTTGCAAAACGTGAGGGGGTCACAAAGGAACAAATAGCGGCATATAATGCCGCCCGTGACACCGAGGCTCAGCAAGACATTGCCCGCATAGATGCAACCGAAAAAGCAAAAACAGAACGAGTAAATGCCGCTGCCAAGAAAAGAGAAGCGGCGCAGATAAAAAGAGAAGAAACACAAGCCCAAAGGCAGAAAAAAGCCGCAGACGATTTCTTGAATACTATCGCCCGGCAGAATTCTGATGAACTCGCAGCTATAGATGCACAGGAGCAACAGAAATTAGCCAAATTGCAGGAGTTCCAGCAACAGGGGGCTATCTCCCAAGAACAGTTCGAAGCGGCCAAGACCCAGATAGCGGTAGACGCAGACGCCAAGAGGAACGAAATTTTAGCGCAGCAGACCGAAGAGAGGATGAAAAAACAGTTCTCCGCGGACGCGTACGTCGCTCAGATGCAAGCCCTTGCTGAAGGAGAGTTCGCGGAGTTAGACCGCCAGTACGAGGTCAAGCTACAAAAACTTAACGATTTTCATGCTCAGGGTTTAATCGCGGACGAAAAATACCAGCAGACCCTAAACGCAATGAATGATACTTACGCATTAGACCGGGTGAAGGCAACCGGCGCGGCTTTCGGTAATATGGCGAGCAACATCGGGTCAGCACTGGGGGAAGCGTCCACCGCGTACAAGGCATTTGCCATCGCACAGGCGACAATCGCTACGTACACGTCAGCAGTAGAAGCGTATAAATCAACGGCGGCCATCCCAGTAGTAGGGCCATATTTAGCACCGGTTGCCGCTGCTGCTGCCGTAGCCGCAGGTCTCGCCAACGTGGGTAAGATTCGCTCCGCGCGCGAGCAGGGCGGTAACCTCGCCGCAGGGCAGATGTCTACTATCGCTGAACGCGGTAAGCCGGAAGTAATCATGCCAGCTAGCGCGTCACGTGTCCGCACTGCGGAGCAGATGCGACAGATTATGGGTGAGAACGGCGCTAAATCCGGTGGAGATAATGTTACTATCGTGAACAACACCACTGGAAGAATTGATTCGGCTGCAACAGAACGCGATGACGAAGGTCGTTTACGTATTATAATCAGTGAAACCGTAAGTTCAGCGTTGCAGGATAGTAACAGCGCCATTTCTAAGTCACGTCGCGCCACTCGCGGCCAACCAGGATATTGATATGAGCGATTACCATTTCCCGGCCTCTTTGAGGCCGATAGTATCGAAAGGCTACTCAATGACCCGCGGTAACAACGTGTGGCGGGTAGACCTTGCCGGTGGCGGAGTTCGCCAGGGACGCGACACCTATTTTGACGTGTTTCCTATTAACGTTACCTTGGTCGTGTCGCCGTTGGGTAGGCAGGTGTTTCTCAGTTTCATGGAAAAGGTAGACGGTGGCGCGTCCAGTTTCTGGATGAAACATGACCTTGGCCAGGGTATTGATGACTACCAGGTGACGTTAACGTCCACATGGAACGAATCCACCGACGACGGCAAGAATTGGGTAATCACTTTTACCGCTACCGCCGAGAAGTCGCCATTCCAGGAAACCAACAATGCTTGCCTGAACCAGAACCTACCCGATTTGTACGGGTGCTATGGTGATTGCCTTGGCGAATTCCTTAAAACCTATGGAGTGTATCAGACTACATTCCCGAGAATATGGGACCCCATGCAATGAGTCAGGAATCTGTAGAAGCGGCATACCGGCGTAAACTGGCATCCAATCCAGACGGTGAAATGGATTTTATTACTCTTGAGATATACCACCCACTTCTTTCGAAACGGTGGTTACTTGTGCGCGGAGTTAAAGACTTAACCGCAACTCTTGAGACCGGGGAGGTAGTGACATTTGAAGGTACGCCGATGGAGGTCAAGAACGCCGCTAACAATAACGATATGGACCAGACGGCGTCCTTTTCGCTTCCGGATGTGCTTAACATACTGGATGAGGAAATGGACCGTATACCTTACGATAACAAGGAACTGCCTAAATTCATCTTCCGTCGCTATGTGAGTACGGACCTATCATATCCATGCGACGGCCCGGTGGTTTATGAATTGCAAACACTCACACAAGAAAAAGGTGTATTTACGGCGGAAACTGGTACGCCGATGCTTAACCAACGGGCTACCGGTATTTTGATGACACCGGAGGAGATTCCTTTACTTCGCGGGATACTGACATCATGAATATTAATGATTACACTGGCTTGCCGTATGACTTTCGCCGTCGTAATTGCTGGCATCACGTCCGCAACGTCCGCGCGGACGCAGGACTGCCGACCCCAATGTTCGATGTAACCAGCCCAACGGCAATAGATTCTGCCTTCGACGACGGCCACGCTAATCCGAAAGGCCTAACCCGTGCGTTTCACCCCCAGAATTTCGATGCGGTCTTGCTGGGCGTAAAACATAGGGGGCGAATAGTGTGGCATGCTGGGGTATATTACGAAGGAATGGTAAGCCACTGTGAGCTGGCGTCCAGACAGGTTAGACTGGATAGTCTGGAAGACCTTAAAGATACTTATTCGGAGATTGAATTTTGGCGCTAGTAATCCACTATACCCGTAACGAAGACGGCACATTTGACGTTAAACGTTATCGCGATAATCCAATGAACTTCGTCGTGAACCACGTTCCCGACGGGGTGCCTGTTCGCGTTTTTATCGACGAAATTGGAGAAGATAACGACGTAACAGAAGACTTCGAAGCACTGAAAGAAGACGCGACTTTCCACATTGTGGAATCCGCTGGTGGTGGCGCTATTAAAGGCGTCATGAAGATTTTTAGCGTTATTCTTAAACCGTTGGCGAAGCTCTTGTCGCCGTCCGTGAAAGGTGCGACCTCGAACCTTGCGAACTCGCAGGCAGATTCCCCAAACAACAGTCTTACTGACCGCAACAACAAGGCGCGTCCGTACGAGCGCAGCTACGATATCTGCGGGACGGTGCAAACCATCCCTAATAACCTTATGACTACTTATAAGGTGTTTAACGCCGCCGGTAAAATTGTAGAGTACGGCTACTACGACGCCGGCCACGGCTACCTCGACATCCACCCGGACGGTATAACTGACGGGGATACCCGCGTATCAGATATAACAGGTACGTCGGTTGCCGTGTACGCACCTTATACGTCACCAAATAATACATCCACGCCACAGGTAATGGTCGGAGACCCCATAGAGCAAGGCCTGTACATCACCGTAGAATCTAACGAAGTAGACGGCGTGGTTCTGAAAGCTCCCAACGGTCTCGGCATTTCTTTCTCTTACATGTCGGGGTATCCGTCTTTGTCAGGAAACATTGGCACTATATACGACCCAACAGCCGGCTCGGATTTTTCTGGAGTACTGGTGCCTAATGACACGTTTTCGCTGGTGGCCGCGTGGACAAATACAGACGTTGACCTGTCCGGCGGCGGGTATCAGGTAGTAAGCGTGTCCGAAGGGACTGTTACCTTTATAGTACCTGGTGGTCTAATTGGTAGGTGGCAAGAAATAAGACCCGGTTCGTTTTTCCGCGGTGACGGGGAAGCGTCGCTGCAACCAGACAACACGTATGAGAAAACCTTAACCGATTGGGTTTCAATAAACCGTACCGAGGTAGAACGCATTGTAGCCAATATCGCCGCCGCTAATGGTATGTATAAAGACAACGGAAAATCGAAAACACTGGCGTCGGTCACCGCTGAGATACAGTACCAGTTACTTGATGAAAACAGCGCTCCTTACGGGCAGATATATACCGCGCAAGGAACCGTGTCCGGACGCACCCCAGACTATAACGGCGTCACTATCTATGCCGACCTGCCAGTTGCGTCTCGCGTAAGGGTCAGGGCCCGCAGGGTTACAGACCTTGATTTCAATTTCGAGGGGTCTGTAGTTGATGAGATAACGTACGTTAACTTGTACGGGCAAACACGCGATAACACTCCGCACTACGGCAACAGAACTACTGTACACTCGATGCGCAAGCAGACGCCGCGCGCTGCGGAGGTTAAGCAACCACAGTTGCGCATGATTGCGACCGAAATGGTATACAAATACCTTGGTAATGGCGTTTTTGAGGATACGATGACTCCCAATACCCAGGCCGTGCAATCTCTCATCCGCCTGGCACGTGACCCGGATGTGGGGGGTTTAAACCTGACGGTACGCAACATGGATAAGTTACTTGCCGTGCAGAACGAGGTCGAAGCGTATTTCGGCGACAAACAGGCGGGGGAATTTTGCTACACGTTTGATGACTATAAAACCACTATGCAGGACATAGTTAGTACTATAGCAGACGCCATATTCTGCACCCCATATCGGCGTGGGGCGGATATTCTTCTCGATTTTGAACGCCCCCGCATGGGCCCTGAGATGGTGTTCACCCACCGAAGCAAGGCCGGTACTTCTGAAAAGTGGACCAGAACATTTAACGATTCTCAGGTTTTTGACAGCCTTAAATTCTCGTACATAGACCCTAAGACGAACGTCAAAGAGACTATAACCATACCCGAAACCGGGGGCCTTAAAACGGAGACTTACGACTCAAAAGGAATCCGCAACTATAAGCAGGCTTTCTGGGCGGCAAACCGTCGTCATCAGAAAAACATATTGAAGAAGATTTCAGTGTCTTTTAGCGCCACTGAAGAAGGGATCTTTGCCCTCCCAAATCGTGCCGTTAGTGTGGTTAAGGGTTCCCGTATGGCTACCTACGACGGTTACGTAACTGCGGTAAACGGCCTCACTGTGGAGCTGTCACAGCCTGTTAAATTTACATCCGGAGATGACCACTCTCTTGTTCTCAAGCGGCGAGATGGTGGCGTCCAAAGCGTCAAAGTCACACCAGGGGCACACGACAGGCAGGTGATTATGGCGGAAGTCCCCCAAGAAGCCATTTACACTGGTAATAGTGCTTTGAAAACTGAATTTTCATTCGGCAACGAAGCAAGGCATAATGCTCAGATGATTCTTGTTTCTACGGTAGACCCTGGCGATGACAGAACAGTCAAAATAACCGGGTTTAACTATGACAAGGATTTCTATAAGTTTGACAACGTGCCTCCTTTCGGTCGTGCGTTCTCTAACGGATTCGATAACGGTTTTAACTAAGAGGATAGCCATATGTCCAGCGGTTGCGGTGATGTAATGTCACTTAATGATTTACAGATAGCCAAAAAACACCAGATTTTCGAAGCCGAGGTTATCACCGGTAAACAAGGCGGTGTAGCCGGCGGTGCAGATATCGACTACGCCACTAACCCGGTAACCGGGCAGACGCAGAAGACGCTTCCCGCAGTCTTACGTGGTGCTGGTTTCTCCCCGGCATCTTTTAATTTTACGACCGGGGGTACTCTCGGCGTAAACGACGCAGATAAAGCTGTTCTTTGGCCGAAAGAAGATGGTGGAGACGGTAACTACTACGCATGGCGTGGCTCCCTGCCGAAAGTTATCCCCGCGGCGTCGACACCTCTTGCGACAGGCGGCATTTCGGATTCCGCTTGGGACGCGTTCGGAGATATTACCTTTCGCGCGGAAGCGGATAAGAAATTTAAATACTCCGTTAAACTGTCTGACTTCACTACTCTACAGCAACTAGCCGATGCCGCTGTTGACAGCGTTCTTATCGACCGCGATTACACCTTTACCAATGGGGAGACTGTTAACTTCGGCGGTAAGACCCTAACCATCGACTGTAAAGCGAAGTTTATTGGCGACGGTAACCTTGTTTTCACACAACTTGGTAGAGGGTCCGTTGTAGTTGGTGCTTACATGGAGAGTGTCACAACGCCGTGGGTGATTAAACCGTGGACTGACGATAATCAGTGGATAACCGACCCCGCAGCAATCGTGGCCACACTTAAACAGTCTAAAACAGATGGATACCAGCCTACGGTAAACGATTACGCCAAGTTCCCGGGTATAGAATCCCTTCTCCCTCCGGAAGCTAAAGGGCAAAGCATATCTTCTACCCTGGAAATTAGGGAATGTACAGGCGTCGAGGTTCACCGGGCGAGTGGTCTTATGGCGTGTTTCCTGTTCCGCGGATGCCATTTCTGCAAGATGGTGGACGCCGATAACCCTAGTGGCGGTAAGGATGGGGTAATTACCTTCGAAAACTTGAGCGGGGATTGGGGTAAAGGAAACTATGTCATTGGCGGGCGTACAAGTTACGGTTCGGTAAGTAGCGCCCAGTTTTTACGTAATAATGGTGGCTTTGAACGTGATGGTGGGGTTATTGGGTTTACCTCATACCGTGCCGGCGAGAGCGGAGTTAAGACATGGCAGGGGACTGTAGGTTCCACAACGTCACGAAATTATAATCTTCAATTCCGCGATTCCGTAGTTTTGTACCCGGTATGGGACGGATTCGATTTAGGCGCAGATACCGACATGAACCCGGAAGCAGATAGGCCGGGGGATTACCCTGTATCTCAGTACCCAGTACATATGCTCCCGTTAAACCATTTGATTGATAACTTGTTGGTTAGAGGGTGTTTAGGAGTTGGCTTCGGCATGGATGGGCAAGGGCTATACGTTTCTAACATAACCGTAGAAGATTGCGCTGGCAGTGGAGCATATCTGTTGACGCATGAAACAGTATTCACAAACATTGCGGTAATAGACACGAATACTAAAGACTTTCCTGCTAATCAGATTTACATTTCAGGGGCTTGCCGTGTTAATGGGCTGCGCTTGATAGGCATCCGGTCTACCGCAGGCCAAGGGTTAACAATAGACGCGCCAAACAGTACAGTTAGCGGAATAACTGGATTCGTCGACCCATCAAGAATTAACGTGGCCAATCTAATGGAAGAAGGTCTGGGAAACACACGTATAAATAGTTTCAATAATGATAGCGCGGCCCTGCGACTCAGAATACATAAGCTAACGAAAACTTTGGATAGTGGGTCAGTGTACTCCCACATTAACGGTGGTCCCGGTTCTGGTTCAGCATGGACTGAAATTACAGCTATTTCTGGGTCGTTGCCGGATGCCGTGTCATTAAAAATAAACAGGGGCGATTATCGTGCTGTTGAGATACCGGTAGCGGTGTCCGTCCTACCAGACAACGCTGTCAGGGATAACGGGTCTATATCACTGTATCTGGAGGGCGATAGCCTTAAAGCGTTAGTTAAGCGGGCCGATGGAAGCTATACAAGATTAACTTTGGCATAAATAGTAAAGGCCCCGAAAGGGGCCTTCTTCAAATTACGTTGTACAAAGCGTACATAGTAAAAACACCGGCAATAATAAGTCCTGCTATGAAGCATTTTGCTCCGGTAGTGTATCGCATTTCAGGTTCTCCATAATAAAGTCAAGTTGCGCATTAGCGGCGTCTCTTTGCTGACGTAGTCGTAGAACATCTTCTTCGAGTTCCTTAATACGTTTTTGCAATGCCGGAATCGGGGCTATGATGTTCATTTCTTACCTCGTCTCTTCATATAATTAAGTAGTTCATCCTGTACAGACCTTTTCTCGTCTGTACGCGCTGCGACAACTTCATCAAGAGTATCTCGGGCTATTATTTTATAAATGAATACAGACCGTTTGTATCCTGATTGCATCTGCCTTACCGGGCCTATACGCTCGATAACCTGCAAATAATGTTCCAGGTTCCACCCCTGACTCATAAAGGCCATGTGGTGCCCGCCGTGTTGTAACGATAGTCCGTGGCCCGCGGAGGCTGGGTGTATCAGGAGCATAGGCATTTCACCACGGTTCCACGCTTCCATCTGCTTATTGCCCTTAGCGCCTTTGGAAAACGCCTGCGCCTGCGGGAATCGCTTAAGGATGCGCTCAAGTTCGTGCTTAAACTGATAGGCCACCAGCAGCGGCGCACCCTGCAACTCCTCGACAATTGACTCCAGCGCGTCCAGTTTCGTATCGTGCACTTTCTCCCAGTCTTTGGTTGCTTCTCCATCCGGCCCTGAAACATACACGGCGCCTGATGCAATCTGCAAACACTTCGACGTCTTCGCCGCAGCGTTAGCCGCTTCGACTTCCCCGCTCTCCAGTTCCGCGAATAGCTTCTCCTCCATATCGATGTACGCCTGACGCGCTTTCTTCGGCAAGTCAATTTCAACCGGCACAATAACGGGCGCTTCGCATCCAAACCACTCGGCGGCATCAATGGTCAGGCTGATATCCTTCATCTTCTGATGAATCTCTTTATCCGCGCCTGGGCGGGCGTGGTACTCCCGCGCCATCGCAGATTTGCCTTTCTGTACCGAGCTAAACCATCTATCGGTAAAGGCCGTGTATGAAGAACCGAGGCGCTCACCAGCGTCTATAAACCAGTTCTGACCCCACAAGTCCTTGAGGCCGTTAGGCGACGGCGTACCGGTCAGGTTAATGAAACGCTTAACTTTACCGAACGCCACCTTACTAAGCGCCCTCGCCCTCTTGCTCCCGCCAGAACGGCTACGGAACGATTTCAGCTTCGTGCTCTCATCGGCAACGATAACGGTAAAAGGCCAGTCGTCTTTGCCGTAGTAGTCAATAAGCCATTCTATAACTTCGTAATTTGTGCAAACCACGTTAGCGTCTGACTCCAGCGCCGCGATGCGTCGCTTCTCAGAACCAGTTGCATCGACTACGCGCAGGCACGGGAAGTTCCAACGTGCCTGTTCCGCGGGCCACGTACCGGACGCAACACGTAAAGGAGCCAGAATTAACACTCGGTCGTCGTCATTAAGTTGTCCATTGCGGAACAGTCGGTTGAGAACCCACAACGTTGCCACCGACTTGCCGCTGCCCATCGAGGCCCATATGTTGCAGCGCGGATGTTGCAGCATGAACGAAGTCATTAGCTTTTGATACTCGCGCCTTTGAAACTTACTCATTTCGCCACCAGTACAAGTTCCTTCCGCCCGAACGCCGTAACGTTACCCGTTACATCTTCGATAACCAGTTTACCGTTCGACTCAACAAATACTGTATCTACGGCAACAGGCCTACGCGTCTTAACATTGAAAATCATGTCACCCGGTACGATGTCACGTGCAGGCTTGCGGTCATATTCGTGTTTCATTTCTCAATTCCTTATTTCTGTTTGGTGTGAACTAAATATAATAGTGTTCTATTAATTTATCAACCTGTTTCTTAGACCCGACAACAAAAACATTTGCCCCGCGTTTGCACATCCGCTCATGCTCCCGTAACTGGTGCGGGTCAGGCTTCGTGTTTTCGTCTTTCTTCACCTCGACGAACCAGATGATGCCGCCGGGGAGAATTACCAGCAGGTCAGGAGCGCCAGCTCTATTTTCGTACGACAATTTGCGTACGAGGCCCCCCAGGGCCTCGAACCTCTCTTTTGCGTATTTCTGAATCTTGCCCTCAGGCGTACTCATCTATGCACCCCTCGCGTTTCGTGTGTTCAATACCGCAGCGCGGGCAGATTCGACAATCTTCTTCACGGAAATAATAGATAATTAGTTTACTTAGCATACCGTTTTAACTCCGCACCTTCCGCTACAAGAGGGAAACCATCGGCCCATCCCGGCAATGCACACATTAGCTTTTCCAGTTCCGCTACCGTGTAATCCGGCGTATCCGGGGTCTCGCATACCAGTTCATCATGAACCGAAAGAACTATAGGATACCCCCCAGCTTCGACATTAAGCATTGCGTAGGCCAATAAATCACGACAAAATGCCTGAACTATGTTCTCACAAGCCTTCCCGCCATGGGTATACAGGGTAGTCCATTGCCGCGTTAACTGGTTCTCCCCCTGGTACTTAATCCTTACATTGGTGTTTACCCGTCCGTCTTCGTCGGTTTCCTTTGTCACGCTGACGCCTATTCCTGGATATGATAGGATTCGCCCCGACGGCAGCTCCATGCATAGCCACCATCCCGGGATGTTTCTCCCGGATGAATCGGTTTCTGTCGTCCGCCATATGCGTATAGCTCTTTCACCGTTACTTCGGATATTTGCGCCCGCCCAGAAATCGCGACCGGGATTACGTACCGCGGCAAGGATACCGTCTTTAAGGTCGCGCCAGAAAGCTACGGTTTGCGGGTGTGATTCCCGCCACATGCGTTTAATAGCATCACATGTACGCCATACTTTCTTGTCCAAAATATACGATGGGCGGTCATCCTTTTCACCTGGCCGCGGCGGCCGTTTTGCCTCCTGTATCCGCGCCCACTCATACCCGCGAGCGGTAGCGGTCCAGATATGGTCGGGGAAAGTCCCGGCCATTGTTTTAGCCATTTCGATAAGGTTAAGACCTAAGTTTTTGGCGAACGTAACGAACGCTCCGACGCCACCCTCATAGCCGAGGCCCAGTTCGCAGTTATGTGCCACAAGAAAGCCAGAGTCTGAGGCTATAAGAAAACGGTTGCCGTCTTCCACATCAATCAGGTCGTACACCGGCTCGCAGTAGGTTAATTTCCCGTTCAAGTTCAGTAATGCTGGCAACGGCTGCATCATACTTTCGTTGAAGCTCAGGTATTTGCCGTCTGTTCCGGCAGTTTTCAGAACGGCTGACAAACCGAATGTTTCCAGGTTCGTAGTTACCGTCTGTGTCGATTCTATCCATTTCGAGGTTCGGGTCATCCCAGCCTTCCAGAGTTTGAACATATCTAAGAAAAGACCTTTTATCAGTCCTCCACTGGTCGAATACCGTGATGCCTCTTGCCCCATAGTTTTTATAACCCTTATCCCTGGAGCTTGTTGTTCGCGTGATCGCCGCGGACAGCCGGTTGAGTAATCGCGTTCTGTGCGCATCATCCGGCATTGCGTCTTCGTAGCAGAAATACTGTTTACGATATTTTTTTGTTGCTTCAAGGGCGCAGCGGTTGCATTGAGTGGTTTTACCCGCCCTGACATTGTCATAATAGACCCGCCCAGGCATCTCTCCACAATCACATTGGACGAGTAGTTGTCTTTGGCCTTGTCGTTTTGGTAACTCGCGCAGGATAACCAGGCGTCCATACCTATCTCCAGGGCGCGGTCCATCATATATTTGTTTGAAACGAGTTGCTTTGCCTGCTTCCAGGAATGCGTCAAGATTTTGTGGTCTTCGGTCATTAGCACCCCGTCCACATTTATCACCGGTTTCCACCCCATAAGGTGCGCGCCTTTTGTATTCACCCATTTTTCACCACTCCATACTTTATCTGTCGATGTGACCGCCATAACATCCTTAAATCCGCCATCGGTCAAAACTTGGGTATGGCGGTGAAGGCAGGCTTTACCAATCTGGCGTAAATCTTTACGTTCTTTCTTAATATCATCTGGGTCCATGCCGAACATCTTTCCTGCTGTTACGCAGTAAATATCAAGACCCGCTCGAAAGGTATCAAGCGCTGTTTCTTCTCCGGACAGGAACGCAAGTCCGCGCCCTTCGACGTTGGAGTAGTCCGCAACAACAAACTTATGTCCGGCTTCCGGGATTATACAGCTACGGACAGTGGATGCCGTTAGCTTGGCCACATCAAAACGGCGGTGTGCACGGCCTTTAAGTAATGCGGAAATACCCTTATCAAGTTCATCGTCGTGATAATATCCGCGCGCCAGGTTCTGAGGCTGAAAACCTTTCCCGGCCCATCGCAATGTTCGCTTTGCCCCGCCGTATTGCAGACAACCTCGACGGCGGTCATCGGAAGAACGACCTAACAGCAACGGCGCGTATTTCGTCGATGCGGTGGAAGCAGCCCCGAGACGCATATCGATAATAGTACGCGCATCGTCCGGTAAATCCTCGTCCGCCAGTAAGTCGTTTAACGTAGATTTTTGCGCGTTATGGATGCGATGCGCTGGGGCCAGTTCACGCAGAATTGGCAGGAAGTCTTTACCGGTAAGTGAGCCGCCGTATTTGCGCTGGGCTTCCTCCTGCAACTGCGCCTTGTGCTTCTCTACGGCTTCAATCGCGGCCTCGGCCAGGGCAACGTCAACCTTAAACCCACGGTCGTTAATTACCTGGTCTAAGTGCAGCACGCGGTCCTCAAATTCAGAATTGCCCCACTTAGGCATTTTCTTATACACTTCACGCATAGACGTAATGTCGCTTTTTGCGTATGCAATAAATTCTGCCCACTCTTTTGGGTGGGTATCGGCGGTGTAGCGTCGAATCTTATAGTTCTTAGGCGTAGGCTTACTGAATCGCTGTATAAGCGCCTTACCGCGTTTATCCTTAGCCATGCTTGCGTCGATGTTTAAAACCTCGCACAACGCGGCCAGTGACCCAGGAAGGGCATGGCGGAACGCGACTATCATAGTGTCGATGATATTTTCTACCAGGAGTTCGAACCCCCAGCAATGCTTAATAACCGGTCTGTCGAACATAAGGAAGTTTTGCCCTACCAGTTTAATATTGCTGTCGGGTTTTTGCAGCTTCAGCATCGCCCGTCGTAAATCCCTCGGCATATCGCTGCCGTCTGTGGCGTCCCATACTTGCACAGGGCCTTCATCGAAAGCGTAGGTGCAAATAACAATTTCGGTAGTGGGATGCTCGGCATAGGCATAGGAACCGACTTTTTTCAAATCGGCTTCTGAAAATGTTTCAGTATCAAGATAAAGCAGGTTCATTCATTTGACCCTTATAGAAAAGGCGACCGAAGCCGCCTAAATTAGAGTGAAAAGTTATTAACGGTTACGACGACGTTCCCGACGTGGCGTTTCGTCTTCATCGTCTTCCAGGTCGTCGACGCTGGCAGAAACCGCAGAACCACCAAATGCCTTACCTTCACCGGCAAATTTGATGCCGTTTAGTTTTGCGCCTAAAACTTTATATTGCTCGGAGAACCAGATTTCGATTGAGATATTAGCCACACAACCGCTATATACCTGCTCACCTTCAATCTGCTCACCATCAATATTGAAGTCAGGTTCTACCTGCTTTTCACCCTTAACCGAAGTCAGGATTAATGGTTGTTGCTTGTTCTTGGCCTGGAAGTAAAAACCTTCCGGGAAGTCTTCGAACGGATTATCGCGCTCAGCGATGTCGCGCACAGCGCACTTGTCCATGTGCTTACCTTCGCCGTAGTTCTGCTTCATCCATTTCTCGGCGGCGGCCTCTCCCAATGCTTCCGACACTACAGCGAATACGGTATCACGAAGTTCTTCAATTTGCGGGTGTTCCGGAGTCAGGATAAAAGTACCGTTATAAGTACCTTTAGTAATGGAACCGTCATTATTTTCACGGTCTTTAGCGCGTTCGAATACGTTCAACCATGCAGTTTGTACTTTACGAAGATTAAGTTTGATTCCCATTTTAGTTTTCTCGCATTTTAGAGTTTATCCGGGAAGCTGCCCGGTCAGTGATTAAGAATATAATAGAGTACTATTAACTTGTCAACCGAATTTTCGATTACGCCATGCTAAATATTTCATCCTCATTTTTGAGTCTAGCATCCTGTCCGCTAAAATTGCCGACGTTTCACCAACTTTCTCTAACGCTCTCATTAAATAGTATATAAAAGCCATCGGTATTAGCGGGACTGCTAGCAACCACCATGTAAATTTCTTCATTACAAATCCTCCTCCGTAACATTTTGCCATTCCGGTCGTTTGTCGTCATCCGTTGCGACACATGGCGCCCCCGGCTTACGGGTTATGAGTTTAGCTAGCTCGGCCCAAAGTTCTGGGTCTTCCTTGCCAATAACCTTTTCTGCTTCGGTCGGTGATACCGGAACAGTCTTATCCAGCAGATAGCCGTTTACATGGTTTTCCCTGAATTTATTTACAGCGTCTTCATCTTTCCATGCTCGATTTCCAGGGCGCCCCTCAACCAGCTTGTAACCGGGAACTTTCTTACCGGAATGCAAAGCGGCTGCCATAGCTTTTTCTACTTTGTCGATGTGCTGGCGCAACAACGGCAACTTCTCATACTCAGCGACGAGTTGCTCCGGCGTAAGCTCCAGTGCAAAGTCGTCCTCTCTCACTGGCTTCTTAGGTAAATCTGGGCCATCAGGCAGCAACTTAAGAATATCGCTCGGCTGAACATCCTCCCAAACGCTCATATAGTCCGCGTCGTTGCAGAACTTAGCTACACGTTCTACGGCTGTACGATATACATCCGTATCGTCTTCCAGTTCTTCCGCCAGTACAGAATTAACGGTTTTTGTACGCGCGGCACATTGTTCTGAGAAACGGCACCATTGGCAACCATCAACCGACGGCTTGAAGTCCGATGGTTTAAGGTTTTTCTTACCACGTCGATACGCGTCAAGTGCGGCTACCGCACGTTTCTGCGCGAACTTAGCGAATAGTTCAAGACCTTCAACTGAGATATCCCACTCCGACGCGCCACCGGTGTACGGTTGAAAGATAACCAGACGAACAGCTGTTATGTTATAGCGTCTCTTTAGGCGGCGGTAAACACCGAGAGCATAGAGCATAAGTTGCTTGTTTTCTTTCGCCTCTACTCTATGGCGCCCTGTTTTCAGGTCGCCAATAACGAGCATGTGATCGTCAGTGTTAGCCAATTCCTGTACGGCAACAAGGTCAGCGGTCCCGAACGTCTCAACGCCTTCGTATCCGGGGTGCAACACCTCACTAAGATTAACGCGCATTTCAAGCTTGGCGTAGGCCGCTACATCGATAACCGCTTTACAGTAGTCAGTGTACTTTCGCACCTGTTCGACCATATCATCCGTAATAAGAACCGCACCTTTCATCGGCTTAATTAGTGCTTTAACTGCGCCTTTACCTTCTTCCAGTACATACGCACCGATGTCGCGCTCTAACGGCAGCTCAGTGCCGCGTATATACGCGTTTAAATGATATTCAGAAAGGCTATGCATTGCCGTACCTAACACTGCAGCCTTGCCGGAAGTGTTAGGGATATCTTTTTCGCATATCAGCGACGCAGGGCATGTTAACCATTTCTTAGCACCGGATGGTGACAATAAGGCGTGTACATCGTTATTGCCGGCGCGTTCTCTAAGAATCATTCTTCTACCCTCCAACCGTAGTTGCAATAGTTACCGAACTCTTCTCTAGCCATATCTTCTAATTCTTCTTCAGTCTCAGACCCATCTAATTCTATCTCTACAACTTCTGAAGCTCCGACCCAAGCTGTTTCTATAGTCACTATAAGTACTTTACTCTTCATCCGTTAACCCTCAGTTAAAGCGGCCCGAAGGCCGCGGGATAGTTATTCTTCTTCGAAATACTTGTTCTTGATCGCTGTCAGGCGTTCCAGGTATTCGGCCAGGTCTTCGTCCCTAATCGCGGCAAGCTTCATCTTCTTACCGGTGAACTCTCCCAGCAGTTCATTGGAATCATCGTAAGCGGCATCGCTAGGACCTTCGCTAATCGCATCGTCGATAGCCTGAATCTGGTCACGAAGAGACTGGTAATCAACTTCTTCTTCCGGCGCAGGCCCCTCTACTTTTGCTTTACGAGGTTTGCGTTTTGGTTTCTCTTCTTCCGCCGGTTTAGTGTCAACGACGCTTTCGCCTTCTACCGGGAGTTCTTTTTCTGATGCTTTGCGTACCGCAGAACTAGCCTTATAATTATCCTGCATCGCCATTTCTACCGCTTTTTCTGTCGACTCTTTGTTTACCGTGGTTATATCGCTTTTAAGTTGATACACGGCCTGTTTCACGCTATTCGCGGCAATAAGTTCATGCGCAACAACGAAACGTTCAAGTAATTTTAAGAATTGGTCTAACATTATTTGTTCTCCTGTTTAGCTGGTGATAAGAACTATAATCGTACTCTATTATTTATGCAAGCACTTTTTCGTAAATTGCGTCGTGTATTTTATTACTGTACTATTACTACATATCTAACTAAGGAGTAAGTACATGCAGCAATCTGAATTAGGCGCTCGTGTAGAACGCCGTCGTAAAGAAATCGGCATGGGCCAGACTGAACTTGCCTTCAAAGCTGGTGTATCCCAAAGCCTTATAACCCACCTGGCAACCGGTCGAGTCTGCAAGGTAGATTGTTTTAAAATCTTCCACATTGCCGATGCACTCGGTGTTGACCCTAGATGGTTAAGCTTTGGTGATACAGGGGCCTGATGGCCCCTTTTTTTATTTATGGTTAAGCATGGCGACACGGCAGGCGTTCCAGATTTCTTGCGCATCGTCGTCGTTGAAAAGCGCATCAGAACATGAAGCCATCAGGTCGCGTATTTCTTCCGGACATTCTTCCGGCACAGACTGGGCGTGACGGTAGAGCGGGATACATAGGTTCCGCTTCCAGCGATGCCAGCACGATACGCGCCAGCTTCAACTCGAATACCTGCGCCGTCAGCCCATTAGCTAAATCAGATTCAATCTACTCAATGGATGCCTTAACTTCTTCTTTGGTATTAGTGGTCATTCTAAATCTCCTTCTGTTGTCTTTATGTAGTCGTTAGGTTCATACCGGTTCTTCGGTCGCTTTCTGTCATCTATGCCCATCGGCAACCTGTAAGTATTCGTTACAACTTCACCATTTTCATCACAACCAAGCATCAATTCACCTTCATGTAGCATCTTCTCAAGTACCAAGTTTGTGATGCTATGGTCTCCAGCTCTTGCGACTATTTGCCGTTGTGTGAAGCCCCGTCCTGTATCATCTGCTTGCTGTAAATCCTCAAGAGCAGACATAACTGATTCGCGGGCGGAAGCATCTTTAGACCGTTTAACAGTATCCTTTACTGAATCTTTACCTTTACCATCTAGCCCTTCGTTGCGTTCTTTTTCCTCGTCCGTTTCGAACGGTTGGAAGCCCCACGGCATAAGTACGAGAGCTTTATGTGGTTCCGGCAGGTCGAGGTTAACGATTTCCCCGTATCCCTCACCCCCAACGAATTCTACAGCCTGGAACTCTTTCGGCGGCGGGGCTTCACGGAACTGTACAGGCTCAAGCACCATACCTATTGTTTTTTGCTGCATACCGTTTTTGTTCTTGGTGTGCGCGACGTTTATTTGTTTCTCGGTGGCGCGGACAAGTGTCAGTTCCACGTCAACACCGGCATACAACGCACCACTTCCACGCGCCTTACTCCCTCCTTTCGGGGTGTGGTGGACAACACCTACCGCCCCTTTAGTACCGTCGCGTACTTCTTTAAGCATAGCCACGACACGGCCCATACCATCCTGACCGGCGGAGTTCTCGTTGAACTTGTCTATCCAGTTCCCGAAGGTCTGGTTAAGAGTATCAAAAGCGACCATCCCGACAGGTTCACTGCCCGCTAGCTGGCGCATTTTACGCACCAGTTTCTTCGTATCCGCGAACTCACCGGCATCCAGAACATGCATATATCGCATACCTTCATCGCCGTATTTAGCGGCCAACGCGGCGATACGGGTGTGCGTGAACTCCCCACCCTCACCATCAATATAGAAATGATGGGCTTTACGGGTGTCCGCCCCTGCGAACCGATACCCGGCAGCACTGATATACATCATGCCGAGTGTGTAGAACGATTTATACGTCCCGGATTCACCGACGATATCCCAGATGCAATTAGACGGCATATAGCCCTCGACGATGAAGTCCGCTTGTGGTGCTGGTGGTTCTTCGTCGTCCAGGTCTTCTTCGTCGCAAGTGACCCCCTCGGCCCACCCAAGCGCTACCTCTACACGGTCGAACGGTAAGCCGGTAGCTGCACAAGCGTAAGCCCACATATCCCGTCCGCCGGGCTTCATCCCGCCCGTAGCTACCAGGTCGGTATCGTGGTACAGGGTAACGTTGGGTCGCTCGAAGCCGTCGCGCGGCCAACAGAACAGGAAGTCATCCTGCTTAGGTTCACCGGTAGTGTATTGGGCGGCGTGCTCCGGCGTAGCGGGCATTTGCAGGCCGCGGTCGGTCATACGTCCGCCGAATTCAAAAGCGAACTCTTCAAACAGGTCGGTTAATTCGCATTGTTCACCCTCCGGAACTTTATAATCAGAAGCACCGGTAACGTTAATTTCAGGAACTCCCTCCATAAGCTTGCTCGCCGTAATCATGCGGCTACTTTCAGACACGATGACCTGGCTTCCTACCGGCGGGCGGTACATAGGCTGCGACAGGGTGAACCCGGCGCTATCCACGTCACGCCCTTTAAGGAAATGCGTCAACAGGCCATACCGTATGCGGATAATATCCCCACCCATTACCGGAGTGCGCACCGGCATAACGATGCGATAACGTGGCGCTTCTTCGGTGTGGGATGCCGTGGTGTAGAGCATCATTGCGAAACGTGATTCGCGCACCATCTCGCAGTCGGCAGCGAACTCTTCCGGAGTCGCGCTGTCCACGTCGGCATAGGCCAGGGATGAAGACGTAACAGACGCATTGCAGCGATAGAACATACCTTCGGCGGCTTCTTTACCAGTAGAGCTTACCGTGGCGGTACAAGCGGCGGTAATGTAACCCGGGTCCGTCTTGGGATTCCGGCGCGAACGTTTAAGCGGCTGCATCAGTTCGACAAACTCATCCCAGGTGCCGGAAGTTGTGGTGTAGACGTTAATGTCAGCGCGTTCCTCACGGCGATTGCGACGCGACCATGAGTATGCTAAATTGCCTGTTGACATGTGCTTTTCCTTTGTAGTGTTTAAGGCCCTGACGTTCGCGCGTTGGGGCTTTTCTTTTATTCAAGGTCTTCTGGGGTCGCCTGGGAGCCATTAACTTCAGCTACTGCCGAATACTTTCCGGCCTTACTTTTAACTGCTCCGTCTCTAACCAGAACCTTCAACGTGTTCTCAATGAGAGAGGAACTATAGTACTGAAAATAAGTCCGGCGCAAGTCAAGGACACTACACGACCCTTTTTTACATGTAAGCGCTACTACAGTTCTGAATACCCTTTTCTGAAAATCGGTCACTTTACATTCTCCCTAATCCACGCTTCCACTTTCTCCCGGTCAAATGTACCCGGCATCCGGCGACCCATAATCCGGACACAACAATCCGGGAACTTGCCGTCTCTTAACCAGTTATTCAGCGTGCGGCGGGTAACCCCAATAAGCTCAGCTACTTCATTCTGTGTCATTCTCAAATCCTCCATCTCAGTTAGTAAAGCAAGTATACCCACGGCATAATGGGAAATCAACTATAAACGCACCTATTGACATTCTTATTTTTTTCGTGTAAGTTGTCTCTCGTAACTTCAAGTTACTTAAGTTTCTGTTTCACCTTGTGAGAGCTTAGCGGGTCCGCCTCAAGCGGATACGCGTTAAGGCTTACTGAAACCCGCAAACTTAAAACTCAGTAACTTCCCTTCTTTGTATCTCATGTTGCCCTGGGCGAACTATATTCTCATCGGCAGCATATCTCTTAAGTATCTGAATTCCTTGATGTGCCGTAGATTCGCAACCGTAAAATGTAACGATTAGTGGGCAGGTTTTAGACCTGCCCTTTAGTTACCAGATAATAAGAATAAAGGCACAACACTGGACAACGGCAAACGTAACTGTTCTCTTGTATGCCGAAAGATTCTTGGTCTACTACTCAGGGATTAACGCACTTGCCTTACGGCAAGCGCTTACCTGACGAGGGACGAGAGAGAAGAATAAAAAGGCACTTGTGTAACCCAGTATAATAGAGTACTATTATTGCAGGTTAACGAGAAAAGAGGATGGATCATGTTTAGGAAGGGTCAGTTAGTCCGCGGTGTTTTATCCGGGGGGGGGGTATTACATTGTAATTACCCAACGCGATACTACTCTATTCGCTAAACAACTAGGTGAAGAAAATTACGGGATGCTTAGTGCGCACTACGCCAAGCTAATCGGAAATAACCACACGGCAAAAGATTCTAAAGAGTCTGCGCCAGCGAATCTTGGGTCTTAAAGGAGGTTGCCGTTTATGAAGAACTTACAGTTGGCCGTGAAAAGTGAATATTTTGACGCGATTAAGAGCGGGGAGAAGACCGAAGAGTACCGTCTGGTAAATGACTATTGGTGGGAACGCCTTGTTGGTCGTGACTTTGACCGTTTGATTATAACGAAGGGATACCCTAAACGAGATGACGAGAGCAGGAGAATAGAGTGCAAGTACCGTGGGTACGAGATTAAAGAAATAACACACCCACACTTCGGCAGTGAACCCGTGGAAGTTTTCTCGATAAAGGTGGAGTTATGAGCAAGTGGATTAAGTGTAGCGCGCAGATGCCTGATTATTTTAGCGACGTCCTTATCACAGACGGCGAGCATGTCGAAGTTAAATGGTGGGATGGTGATGGGTGGGATTGCTGGGCGGAGCGCAACTCGGGCATTTGCAATGACGATGTGACACACTGGATGCCATTACCGAAACCGCCAGGAAGTTTGTAACAATAGTTTGAGATTTTACTGAGTGACTTACGCTGCTACTCAGCAGCGTACCATTTTTATTAATATTTTTCTATTTCACGAAATGCAACAATCAACGTAACTATTGCGGGAGATGCAACAATTATTACTAAAGACCAGGCCACCCGTCTGATGGAACTTGTCCATGATATCGACGATGCCTCGGAGGCTATGGCACTTACCGCCAATGGGGCCCACGAGGAGTACATAGGGGCGTCGATGCTACCAGGAATTCAAGGCCTTTATTGACTCAATAACGGAGGATGATTAATGAAACCAAATGACCTTGTAACCTGGGCCGGGCGTAACGGTGAAACCAGACACGGCAAAGTAACCGCGCTTCAAGGCATCTACGCCCGCGTTGAGTGGTGGCGTGCTCATGCGAAGAAACCCCGTTATCTTACGGTGCGTCGGGATAAATTAATCGTAAAATAGTATTGGCATAACCAAACATAATAGTGTACTATTACCTTATTGAAACGAAAGGATAATCAAATGACGAGCATACTTTTCATATGGGTCGTGTCTGCCGGTCAGCTACAACTGGCCGGGACAGAAACGTTTTATACATTAGAGGCGTGCCAGGTAGCCGCACGCGCTGCGGAGAACGCGCCGTTAACTTTCGTAGAGCGTCCTGTTGACGCTCAGGTACGCGGTATCTGTACACTGAAACGGTTATCTAAGCAGGGGGAGAAATGAGTCTCGCGACCGATATCCTGAAACACGCCGGAATTAACCTCGCACCGCCTTCATCGGCGGTAACAAAGAAGGTTACTCGTCCTAAGGAAGAAGACAAGCGTAAACGTAAACCTAAGCCGCGAGTAAAGCCAGCTAATGAGATGCCGGATGTGTATCCGCGTATACCAGGTGTGCATCAGCCGAAGTATTGCGTAGGCAAAGGTCTGTGGCGTGCGCACTCTTACGACGGCAAGAAAGTGGTAAACCTCGGTGAGTTCAGTAGCCAGGCCCGGGCACATATGGCTGTTAAACTGTATAAGTTGTGGCGTAAACGTGGGTATTCCGATATCCCGCACAAGCCATCTATTCGACTTTATACGTTCAGGTAACTTATATGACTACTATAGCTTTTGACGGTGAAACGATGGCCTGCGATACATGTGTCACGGGGAATTTTAAATACTATACGGATACCAAGATTTACGAGAACGACCACTTCGTTATGGGCGTATCCGGGGACGCCGGGGTGGGTAGGCTGTTGGTTGTCGATGCCGAGATATTGACGCCTAAGTACTACGACTTCGACTTTTCAGCGCTGGTGTTTGTTAAAGAGGATAACCGTATTTTCAGGGTAGAATTCTTCAAGTCATGGGATTCGCCGTTAAGCTCAGTTATACCAATTGCGGGTAACGCAGCGGCCGTTGGCTCCGGTGCTCCGTATGCACTTACGGCGATGTTTATGGGTGCCACCGCTACTACTGCTGTCGAGATAGCGAAACGCTTCGACCCTAATACTGATGGGAGAGTGATAACACATCAACTAGGATAAATCCGAATTATCTGTTACTAAAATTGTCGTATAAATGTTAATCTCCGAAGGTAAACCAACTTTCGGAGATTTTTTATTGTGGACGATAAATACCTTTGGCTTAGTGTGGCGGGCCTCGCCGGGGGTGCCGTATCCCAGATTAAGAAGCGTGAGGCTATTTCGCCGTGGTTGCGATTATGCCATCTCGTAGCATCTGCCTGTTGTGCGGTGTACGCATCCCCCATCATTATAAGTTACTATGAACTATCGCAGTCTGATGGGCAGTACCTGGTTCCTTTTGGTGTAGGTATGTTCTGGCTTAAATTATTCGAAGCCGCCGACTCGTCCCTCAGCAACTTTAAGTTACCCTGGGGGAAATAACATGCTCGACTCACCAATTGGTGTCATTTGCCTGGTCACAATCATCATCACCTCGCTAATTAATATCTACGCTCACTGGATTGAAGACGGTCTTTTCGGTCGTCTGTTGTATATGGCGTCCGTAGTGACCGCCGCTGGTGGTCTTGCTCATCTCTTTACCGGCGGCATCCCGCCGTTCATAATTACAACTCTTGTTGCCGTATTCGCGCTTAAATCGGTACGTCACATTTGCGTGAAAGGCGCTCGCTACTACAAATACCGGAGGATGTATGCCAAACCGAAACATCAGTGATAATGGACTTACCGCGGATAAGCTGCGCGAGGTTTTACACTACGACCCTGACACCGGAGTTTTTACATGGAAAGCTACACGCGTGCACAATGCTCGGGCGGGAAGTGAGGCTGGTGCCAACCATTGCGCAGGCTATCGCTCCATAGCCTTCGGTGGGAAGCGGTACTTGGCGCATCGTCTAGCTTGGCTATACATGACAGGGGAATGGCCCAACTCCCTAATAGACCACATAAACGGCGATGGTCGTGATAATAGATTCTGTAATTTACGTGAAGCCGACAAATCCGAAAACGGATGCAACAAAGGGCCAAGAAAGGACAGCAAATCCGGTATTAAGAACGTTATGTGGCAGAAGCAACAAGGAGGATGGTACGTTCAATTAAAAATACATAAGATTAAGTATTTTTACGGATACTTTGCGGACCTAGAACTAGCCGCGCTAGTTGCCGAAGAAGCTAGAGAGAAGATACACGGGGTTTTCGCGAACCATAAATTACGGGAGGTGCTATATGAGAAACATTAGCAACAACGGCATCAAATTCACCGCGGCATTCGAGGGGTTCCGGGGAACCGCGTACAGGGCGACGAAGAACGAGAAGTACCTTACTATTGGTTATGGGCACTACGGTGCTGATGTGAAAGAAGGCCAGAAGATTACCGAGGGCCAGGGTCTTCTGTTGCTGCATAAGGATATGGCTAAGGCCGTAGCTGCGGTGGACGCCGTTGCGCATCCGTCGCTCAATCAGTCACAGTTCGATGCGATGTGCGACCTGGTGTATAACGCTGGTGCCGGTGTGATTGCGGCTTCTACCGGAACAGGGCAGGCCCTGCGTAAGGGCGACGTTGCCACACTGCGGAGTAAGTTAACTCAGTTCCATTATCAGAACGGCAAATCACTCCTCGGATTACGTCGTCGCGCCGCCGGTCGTGTTGCGCTATTCGACGGTATGCTGTGGCAACAGGCGGAAGCCATCGGCCGCGAAGCAAAGTAGGTTGACACATATGAGCATTCCTAAGATACTGGTGTCGCTCCTGCTTATTCATCCCTCTAGCTCCTTTATCCCGGTAACTGACCCTTACCGGGATTTTTTTTATCTGTATCCCGAAATAATAGTTGACTAGTAGCATTAACCCTATTATATTTAGTTCATCGACAGCGAGAACGGAGTAGAGAAGATGAACTTACAAAGCGATAAAGTTTTTTACCATTGCAAACCGGTGCTTGACACCGAAGCATTCAAAGACGCGCAATTGATGGCACGCATTGCCGTTAATAATCTGAGCACACGAATTCCTGCTGACGCGTTCTGGTTCGCCGCGATGCAGACACTGAAAGCAGCTTATGCAGGGGGCAAAAATGAAAGTATATATCGTATGCGGATGGGAGGTGCATGAATGAGCGACAACGGGCAAGTAGCAGTAACGTTTAAGGTGGGCGGTAAGGTAGGAAATACGCCATTCCCGACACGCGAGGAACTGTTAAAACGCAATAGTTTCCCAGGGCCTGACCAGAACAAATATCTCAACCGTATGTGGGGGTGCGTAAAGAATGAGACGTAAACCATTGCCGAGGATGAGTTTTATGACCGACCGTGAATATGAAAAGATGATGGTAGAAGCCGCCAACGGCAGGTTTAAGATTGAAGCGGTAGACGCGCAAATTAAGGCGCACCAGGCCGCATTAGACTACCTGAACGAGCATCGCCGGGAGCTTATTAACCGTTACGACCTGAATAAACCGAAGGATTGCGATAAAGAATGATTACCAGTATCCCCAAGCTAATCGAGACACACGGCACATTAGCAGATACGTGCCGGGAGACGGGACTTAATGAGATGACATTATCCAAGTACCGCCATGACACAAAATGCGAGCAACATGTTATCTATAACAACCGACTGATGACCCATACGAAAATGTCACCGGTCATCTACACGAAACGTGGATTATCACGCAACGACCGTATGAAGCTGGAGGGGTGATGGATAGTTTTCTCATCCTCATGGGTATAGGATTCACAACATTACTGCTTGCCGTTGTTATATACCTGATGTGGATTCTGTTTCTTTGGCCATTTGTTGAGGCGGTAAGTCTTACGAGGATGTCACTAGCGTATCGCCGTTTGAATGCTCATAAAATTGGTGCGGCTACCGCGGTGAAGCTATTTGTCATGTGGTACGGGGAAACAGTATTTGGCCGTAGATTCTATGCCATCCATAGTCGCGGGTGGCGATGGGAAGCCGTAGGTAAATGGTGGGTTTATAAAGACGAGCATTGCTAAAGAGGAGAGGGCGAACATGGGCACTAAATTTGAAGTAATAGACGAAAACACGGTTACGGTACCGGAAGAAGGTAGCCACTACATCCTTATTGATAAGGTAAATGGTGGCTGGAGAGCAAAAGCGTACTTTAACGGCGGCGCTATAGTTGTCTCGAAAGGAGTACATACGTCTTTTACTTCCGCGTACGATAGCCTTAAAGACGCGGTTAAGTCCGCGGCCAACCATTTATCATCTGTAGAACTGTAAAATAGCCTACCACCAAGCCCGCTTCTGCGGGCTTTTCTGTACACAGGCCTTCATTCCCCTGTACAATCCTTAATAGACGCTCAGGGGGCGTCTG